TTTTAGCTTTACGCTCTTCTGCTTTTCGTTTTCTTTCTGCCTCTTCTGACCTGTGGTTCATTAGCAGTCGTTCATATAACTTCATAAAATAAATTGTTGTTTTTGGATCATCTACATCATAAATATCAAATAACTGAGAACAGTGAGACCAGTCTTTACCACAGTAAGTTCCTGACATTCCCTCCCATACATCTGAAAGTAAATTAAACATAAAAAATGCCACTTGTACCTCGCTCGGAAAGTCCGACTCGGTAAGTGGCATCTTTTGGGGATCTGGTTCTGTGCCTAATTGCTCACAGACCTGATAATACTGCTCCAAAGAAACTGGGCTAGACTGTTCCTTTACATAACGAGCAAGTAAATCTTGGATATGGGCTACTTGCCCCCAGTAAAATTTTCAAGATTTGAAACAGTATCAGTAATCCAAGAATCAAAGCTATTAGAGTTACGCATTAGTAACTCTGCGTTTTCCTGTGTAAACTGCAGTTCATCATCAGGGTCAAACTTTGAAACATCCACCAAAAGAAACTCTTCTAAGTATGAAAATTTCAATCCTGACCAACCTTTAATTACTGCATTAACGTATTCTTCCAAAAACTTCTCTTCATCTAAAGTTTCTTCTGGTTGATGAGTACGCTTATTAAATTTTGTGCTGACACACTTCTTACGAAGTTTCAGTAATTCATCCCTTCCCAAATAACAAATATCCAGACTAAAACCTTTATAACCTGGAAAATCAATACTTACTGTTTTACTTGGTGTTAATAAACTTGCCAGAGATACTGGTGCTGCTTTAGGGGTTGCTGAATCTGTCATTATTTATCCTTTTATTATTTTAAGAAAATAGTGGGGGTTTTTTACACCCCCACTTTTATTGTTATTAGTATAGAAGATCTCAACATAAAAGTCAAGAATTATTTTTCTATGCTCCTTTGTACGTCAAGACAACTTCGTCTGTATCATCAATAGTGCTTGGTAGCGCATTGAAGTTAGTCTCAAGTGAAATAACGTCCTCAATAGAGTGAGTAGGAATATCAACGTGAGCTGTTGCCATCGCAAGTTCCAAAGACGGGGCACTAGTTCCACCAACTTTGAATGTAAGTGCAAAAGAGTTAGTAACAACATTCGAAATTGATTTAACATCTTCGAAGAAGTCTGTAGACTTATTTGTTCCCGCAGTATCTTTCAATAGATAACAAGTAAAGCTACCAGATACAGCGCGACCACCAGTTACGTGACCAATAGGAATATTTACTACACCAAGCTCTTCTGGAGTAATGTAAGTAATGTTATTACTAATAGTAATACTTCCACCTGTCAGAGTCAAGTCATAAGAAGCCTCTAGTTCATTTGTAGAGTCTCCATCTGGGTCTTGAGTAGTAGGTACAATTGTAAGTTGAGTTAGACGGTTACGAATAAAGTTATCTGTAGCAGTAACATCTTCGTAGATAGTAGCAGTTGGTAGACCAGTTGCTGTATCGTCAACAACTTCTGCGGCAAATCCTGACCAGTCAATCATTGCAATACCGTCTATTTCAAAGTTAAGAGTTGCTTCATTTACAACTGCACTTGTTAACTTATAAACTTTCTTGTTTGCGTTACCTACAACAAAGTAAATACTTGCAGTACCAAGAGTAGCTTTATTTGAACTATCAAAGTCAATGTTCAAATCTGTGGTATCAGCAGTAAAACCTGTAAAAGTGCTTGAAGCATAGGCTGCATTACCAGCCATCAGTGCCCACAATACTTCTTCTACTGCGTGATGGTTTGCCGCTGTATCTGCAGCACCCGCACCAGTTCCTGCGGATATAAAAGGACGTACATACGTAGAAAATGACCATTCAGCAGGAGCCAAAGAGTCATTAAATGCGCGACGACCACGCTTACTATTGCCGGCTGAGTCTTCCATCTCTGAAAGAGATATTTCCGATACGTTCGTTGCCTGAGAAAAGCTAAAGCCGTCCAGTACAGGAATTTCCCATACATCAGAACCTATCTCAATATATACTTTCGTATCTCGGCTAAAATATAATTGTTGTGCCATTATTGTCTCCTATAATCTTGAAAAGACTTGGACTTGAACTTTTGTTCGTGCCAGTATTTTCTAGTATCGAACCTCGATTATCATCTCTCCGACTCCATAAGGTTCAAGTACACCCTCATCTGTATCAATACTGATGATTGTGATTTGGTGCGCATACTGTGTAGCGCCATTTCTATCTGCATAAGCTAGTCTAGAATTATCTTCTAAAACTACTTCTACATCTTCCAATAATTTATCAAGGTCGTCTACAGCATCCTCTGAGTTTACATAACATCTAATTGTTATGCTCATAAAACGGTCTTTGTAGCCTCCGCCTTGATACTCCCTTGTTTCTGATCCTGCGTTTAAATGTACTGCTGGAAACTCTTCTATTTCATCCCAGAATTTAAGTCTTGGGTGTACATTTTCAAATAAGTTTGTTAAATATGTTCCAGTACCATTTATTCCTTTAAGTTTATCTACTATAGCATTTACAATGGCTTGTCTTCTAGTTGTATAACTTCTTGTAGCCATTATTGTCTCCTGGTGTAAAGTCTTCCGGTTACCATTTGTGCTGCTATTTCTCGGATTGATCTATCAATTAATTTTCTAGGATCTCTATCTGGATCTCCTTGCTGAAACCCTGGCTCAAATGTTTGATACGGATATAATTGATACGTATAACCAATTGAAGGAAACCCTTGTGGAGTAGCAGTTACGTCTGTAATTTTTACGCTTCCTGCAAAACGGCCTGTTTGATAATTTAATGCAGGCTCTCCCATATTTTTTGCTACTACACTATTAATTCTGGCTGACAATGCTGCATATAATTTTGTCTGAGAAAATCCCGTGCTTGTAGTTTTTCTTTTTGGGGCTCTTTTTATTTTTCCGCCTGGAACAATTTTAGCAGGTCCAACCTTTTGTTTGTTTCCTGTTATGCTTGTTGCATGTTTAGTTTTTCTAGAAGCCTTTATATCTTTTGATTTTATTTTAATATTTTTTCCTGCACCTATATTTTCTAGCATCGTTCGAGTAATTTTCTGCTTCAGAGTAGAAGAGCCCTTTTCATCTATAAGGGTATCTTTATATTCTGTAGCAAAATCTCTAAAAGCTTTTTTTACTGCTTTTTCAAATGCCGCATCTTTACCTATATTTACTTTACCTACTTGAAAAACTACATTAGAAACATAATTATCTACTAATTTACCTTCTTTTGTAACAATTTGTTCATGGTTAATAAATAATTTTTCTATCTCTATTCTAATATCTTTAGGTAAGTTTCCTTTTTTAGCAAAAGCAGAAAAAGCCATAGACAGCTCATTTTGATTATCTAAAGGTATTGCAGAAATTGCGCTTGCTATTTGTACTTGTGATACCGCCGATCCTTTTACCCCATGTCCTTTATGTATATTTCTAGATAAAGTCTTTTTTTGATCGTCAGTTAATATTTTGTTATCAGTAAAATGTTTCAGCATTTTCGCTTTAACTTGTCCTATTGAATAACTAAAGCTACTAACTATAAACATATTTTTTCCTAAAACATAGGAGTTAGGCAATCCTAAGTCCGGCAATTTTGCTACTACAGCAGCATACCGAAGGCGGTTGTCAGCCGTAAATCTTTTTGCTTGTTTCTCTGCCTCTTCTCGTCCTTTTGCTATTGCAGAAGAATATTGACTATCAGTAATTTCTACGTCCTTTCCAAAAGTATCTATTACGGCTTTTTTCAGTTGGTCAGGGCCTGGAATTATAAGTAGCTGTCCTTTCTGCCTTTCAACTTTTTTACGCATTTCAATTTCTAAGCGTTGTAGTAGTTCATTAGTAAAATTTTTCTTAAAGCTTGCACTACTCATTAGAAGTTCTTATATAAATCTAGTACGCGCTTGATGTGGTCTGGGAAGGCAACATTATTTCGTTGACTTGTGCTTGCTTGATTCTGCATTGTAGCACCTGCAAGAGTTTTTCGCTCTTTGTGCTCGTCTTTAATATAGTAAGTAATCAAGTCAATAACTGCAAGTTGTAAATCTGCGGGAACTGTCTCATATCCAGCAGTATAAACTACACGAACAGCTCCTGGGCCTTTTTGCCAGTTTCTATAGTTTCTTCCACCTGTAGTACGAAACAAGCTATCTGTGCTTGCGTCAAAGTAAAACTCATAAGCAGCTTCTGTAAGAGTTACATAGCTATCTTGATAAGACGCTCGCTCTTCCACAGATACTATAGTATTTACAGGGCTTTCCGTAAGCTGAATTACATCAGTATCCCAGTTTACGTTTATAACTTCTGTTTTATTTGTTGAGTAATAGTCTACAATGCTATTTGCACAATAAGTTTTTACTAATTGACTCACAGACGGAATCAAAGCCTCGATACGCAAATCTTCTTTCGGAGATTGAATACCTTCAGCTTCTTTATATTCTTCTAAAGTAATTAAATTTGCCATAAGTCAATAAGTAAAAACTTGGGGGAGCGAACTCCCCCTCGTTTCCTGTTTCAGATTAAGATGCGAGGTCGATCTTAACAGCTGAACGGTTACCCGCTGTATCTGCAACCAACTCTTCAAAACCGAGTGATTGAGTAGCAACGATAACACGACGCTGATTACCAACTTCGTAATCTGTCTCAACTTGAACACCACGTAGACGTGGGATTGCATAGTTGCGAGTAGCAACAGCGAACGCACAAGGAACGCCAGCAGCCTCACCAGCAAAGCTGTCAGAAACGATAACAGGTGAACCATATACCGCACCGATTGCACCAGTGATCTTAGTAGCAACGTCTGAACCTACATCAGTGATATCCGCAAAACCGGAATCTTCGATGAGTTCATAGTAACGAGACTGGCTAACGATGTAAGCCACGTCCGCAGGGTTGATACCATACTTACCCATTGCCTTACGAGCAGTAAGAAGGTTAGCTGCTGTAAGAGCATCACCACCGCCAATGCTAGGAGCTACTGAGCTTGCAGTTGCATAACCGTCAAGACCAGTGATTGAACCTGAACCATTGATGATAGCATTATCTACCGCACGAGCGTGTGCACGCGCAACTGAATCAACAAGCATAGGCATGAGGTTAACCAAAACTTCTTCATCAACATGGTTGTCCATGAAAGTCTGGCTAATCAAGCGGTATGCATTCAGGATTACCTGTGCAGGCTTGTAAGTGCTGTCAGAAGCATCACGATTTTCGAGGTTACCAGCTGCGGCTGCACCAGTTTGGAAAGTTGCAGGCTCAACATCAGGCTGGATAGGTAGTACAGTTGCTGCACCATTTACTGGGATCTCACGGAACAGACCAGCTGTACGCAAGTTCAAAGTAACTTCCTTCTCGATCATGCGAGAAACTTCTTGGTCGATATCGCCAGCATTAGTTGCATAGTCGATACCAGCTTTTTGCTGAACACTTTGACCGAACGCAGTGTTCATGCCCTTACCAGTGATTACACCAAGGATATGGGCTTGCATGAACTCTTTGCCCCACTTTGTAAGATCGTTAGTAGTGCCACGATCTGAAAAAGTACGCTTAGACTCACGCATTTTAGTAAGCTCTTCGCTCTTCTCTTCAAGCTCTTTTTTGAACGCAGCAAGAGTTGCGTTAAAGTCTGCATCTTTCTCAGCTAATTTAGCTTCGAGGTCTGCTTGTAGACGCTCAGCACCAGTCTCAACAGCAGTAACTACTGCAGTTTTAACTTGCTCTTCTTGAGCTTGCTTAGCTGCAACTTCCGCTGCTGCTTTTTCTTGTTCAGCTTTTTCAGCTGCTTTCTGCTCGGCTTGCTTCATTGCAATATTAGCAGCAGTTTGCTCCGCTACTTTTTTAGCAAAAGCTTCCAAGTCGATTTCTGGAGTATTAACTTCAGACATTTTGATCTCCTGTTGTGCGGATATATCCGCCTTTTCCGGTGTGTCACTAGCTACGCTAGAGGTATTGACCTCGTCCTTAGCCAGAGTCTGACCGGCTAGATCTACACGATTTGTGAAAGTTTTCTTGAACTCATTATACTCTTCCATAGAGTTAAATGATTTCGCCAAAGAAAAAGTAGCTGCCTGATTGCAAGGAACGGATACAACCGAAACTTCAAACAACTCAGCGTCCTTAATCATCAATCCGTCGGTTTCCGAAATATAATCAGCATCCTTGACTCGGAAACCAACAGAAAAGGCTCCAAGGACACCGTCTTTAACTAGTTCGCAAACTGCTGCAGGAGCAGATTTGCTAATCTTCGCTTCAAGTTCTAGGCCGTTAGGAGTTACTTTCAACCCCGTAGCGCGACCTATCGGCTTGTCATAATCATGATTAAAAAGAATAATAGGATTCTTCTCAAAGTTCTTTAGACCTCCCTTTGTCCATGCTTCTGCAGAGATAGAATCTCCAGCACGGTCGAAGTCTGAGGTACTTGCCATTCCACGAATCATTACGCTGCCATCTTCTGCGGCGTGTGATTTAAAAGTGGAGGTTAGATTAAATATTTTTTCCATCTTCTTTTACCTCTGCTTTTGCAGGCTCAGCCTTTGGTACTTCTATTTTTACAGGCTTTGGCTTTGGCATTTCCATCTTAGGCTTTTCTATCTTAACTTCTGGTAACGCTGGTTTTGTTGCCATAAGCCAAAGTTCAGGCTCATTCTTTTCCAACATTACTATCATTCGAGAATAGGAACGAAAAATTCTCCGAATATGCGATAGAGGAACTGGCCTATCATCTTGCTTTAAGTATTCTGCTTGTTCAAGGACTTTTCCTTTTTCAGCAAAAAACATAGCCATTTTCTCTAGTGTTTTCTTTACTTGGGCTCTATTCGCCATTTGAATTATCTCCTTCTGTAGGTCTTCCACCCATATCTGGGTTAGCTGCACTACCCGCAATATTTGCAGGTACTCGTAAATCACTGTGTCCTTCTATATTCTCGAAGCCTAAGTTATCTCGTGCTTCGTTCGGAGTAATAATTCCAGCGTTTACTAGTGCTGAGTAGTATTGCGCGGAGTCGCGCAGTTCTGGTTGTAGTGCTGGAATATTTGTAATATCCTCTGACAGTTCAAAACCAAAGAACCGCTCAAGAGAGTGGTTTAGTTTACGAACTATAGGTAGTACAGTTTCCAAATAATACAAACGCATATTTGGACGAATATTTGCATTATTACCAGAATCTAAAAGTATGGGTGGAATGCCCAAAGCCTTTAAAATTATTTTTTCAGTCTCTTCAGTAGCACTTTGAAAGTCAAGTTCTTTAAAGTTTATATTTGAAATAGACTCTACTTCTAAACCACCATCAAGAATAAGCGGTCGACGACCTCCTGCTTCTGGACGGTAGCGAGCTTGCCATGATTGCAGCATACGCTCTTTAATCTTTTCTGACAAAGTATTTGGACTCTTTAGTACGAGACCTGGGACTGCTCCATTTTTAAAGAAGTTATCCTGGAAAGTTCTCATGCTCTTCATAAGTTTCATAGTACGAAGGGCAGGGCTTAATCGTGGAACTCCTCGGTAAATTGAGTAAAAAGAGTTTTCTTTTACATGAATAATCTCGCTAGGAGAATAAGTAATCTTTTCATTAAAAGTAAACTTTTCAATATACGTTGTATCACTTGCATGAATAATCATCTTGTCTGCGGGAAGATGATACAAATGTACGCCGTCAAAATATATAAAAATATTTCCGTCTAGCAACAGATCAATGATGCAGTTGCGACGAAAAGTATTAATGTCTTGGAAGGGATTTGGCTCAGTGTTAAGCAGAAGATCTACTTTTGAGCGCTTTATTCCCTTTACTACAGAGTTGCTTCTAAGAGCACTTCCTACTATTGTACGAATTTCTGCAGAGTCATCTACGATCATATTTACGCCACGATTTACTATTTCTAGTTCTTCGTAAGCTCTTTCGTAGGAATAAGTAGGCTCTCGTGTGGGCTCTATCTTATTATCGTAGTAAGGCTGTGAAGGGTTTAGTTTTTCTTCTAAATCCTTTGGAGTCCTACCAATAATTCTATCATACCACGCCATGTTTATTTCTCTGTATTTCTACCCAGTTTTCTTGCTTTTTAGCTGTAGCAAGTGAAGGGTCTTTACCATAAATTGAATGTAACTGTAAGTGATGGTCGTGACATAATGTTACTGTATAATCATATAGCTCTGCCCACTTTTCTTCTATGAACTCATCTCTCCACACTACAATATATTCATCGGTATAGTGCTCTGGACGTTCTGCTTGCTTCTCTTTTAACCACTCAGAGAGCAAAGGGCTCAAACTATAAAAATGATGAAAGTCTAGTTTCTGTGTACTATGGCAGATGTAGCAAGCACCAGCTTTTTGGTACTGCGACTTTGCTTTATCTCGAATGTATTTAACTCGATCTCTTTTTAGCTGTGCCATATAGTTTCTTTTCCACTTTTATTAACGAAATTATAGCTAACTTGAGGTTTCTTGTCAAATACTATTTTTGAGCACGTGTTATCAGAATGTAGTCTGCGAAGTTTCAAATGAATACAAAGCGTATCGAAGTGCATCAGCCATATGTGACGCCATGTTATGCTTTGGCTTCTCTTTTAACAGATTAGGATTCGGGTCCCACTGGTATTGATCTAAACAAGAAAGAGTTTCAAAACATCGCTGATCTACAATTAAGTTATCATTATCTACTATTGCTGCTACGTGTCCTATGCCATCAATAATCGACTTCTTTGCGTTGATAGTGCTAAGATCATAATTCTGTGCAAAATCAAATCGAGTTTGTGCTGCCGCCGAATCGATATAAATATAGTCTATGCCATACTTATCTACCGCTTTTCGTATCTCTTCCGCGTGTTTATCTGTAGTTTTTTCCGAATCATAGTACTCTGCTAATACATAATATTTTCCAGAGTCCCAGTCATATGCAACTACACAGAAAGCTGTTGGATCTCGGAAACCTACGTCCAACCCCGCTATGATGTCCATACCTTCGGTATTTAATTCTGATAGATCAGCTACACACTCTTCGGCGTTAAAGTTCCAAATTTGGCCTTCGTAGGTATTAAAGTCAGCTTCATATTCTTGACGAAACTCTGCATCGCTCATAGATTTTTTAGCTTCATCTACATCGCTCTGACTCATACGAGGATTATCTTTATAGGTTGCTCGTATGCTTACCCATTCTGGAAATTCCTCTGAAAATCCTCGATCAAAAAATCTAGCGAACCAGTTACTCTTTCCTCGCGGAGTAGAGATAAAGATTGCTTTTGAATTATCTTTATCAAGAGTAGGACGAAGAGATACATTAAATGCTTCTTCTCCGTCTGTCAATGCTGCTTCATCAAAAATAATTAGATCGTAAGAACGACCTACAGAAGAATCTACTTGGTTAACAGAACCCATTCTTACTGTAGAGCCGTTAGAAATTTCAATTACTTTATCTTTTGCATTGTCTTTTGT